AAGTTCAGCGTTAATATCCGCTAATTTATCATCGTCATAAGAAAGAGAACCAAAGTCCAAACTTGTTAGGAATGTACCCTGAAGAACCCATTTTTCAACTACAACCCCTGTAGGATCAAGCATTTCAAGTTCTATATCTTTCTTATATCCTGCGGCATATCCCATTCTACCTGTAACTGATTCGGCGTGTAGCCTAAACCATTCCATGAGTGCCTGTGAAGCTGACGGTCCGATCGGATCTCTAAATGTAACTTTCAATACATCCCAAGTAAATCTACCAGCAACATAAGTTGATGTGTTTAGAAATTGAATTTCAACTGGATTTATTTTAGCAACTGGTCTTGCTGCCGATGTGACATACCATTCGTTGATGCCCAAACTCGAAGGGAATCTTAGTATAAATCGGTTCTTTCTTTTCGGTTCATAAGGAACCGGCATCTTCATTAATAGATCTGCCATATTATCTTTGTTAATTTGTTTATTATTATTCTTATAAATATATTAATATTGAAAAAACATTCCCTCTATTGACTTTATCAAATTTTTTTCGTAAATTTCACAATAGGACCAATATTTCATCCTGTTAATATTATTATAAATACTGGTAGTTTTAATTACTATCATCATACTGACAAAAAATATCAAGAATTAAAAAATATTTTTAATTTATTTGACTTTTTCAAAAAAATTTCGTATATTTATGGACCACCAGTTCCAGTAAGAGCAGATCCAGTAAGAATGGCCCAAACTTTTATGCTAAGGTCCAATAGTACCAAAAGAACCCAAAATTAAAAATTACTAGAATAAATACTAGTATGGTCCTGGGTGAATTTTTTCAAATAAAAAGGACAGCGTCCACCCTCTCTATTTGTTACCTGAAAGTTTATATTTCTACGACGATATTATAACATCATTTCAAACTTCATAGATCCGCAATCCCATATTCTATCAAATCCTTTTTCTTGCATTATTTCCCATTCTGTTTTATCAGGCGAAAATCCTTCTTTTATGAGAACATCTTTTCTAAATGTAAATCTATGAAATCTATGAAGAAAATCTTTTGTATTTACATACCAGTAATTAGGTGGAGTCTGGTGAATAAATTTAAATCCGTTCTTATGGTAAATAGTGTCTTCAGGAATGATTCCAGACCACCTGGAATCAGCGTATGTAATAATTTTAGATGGATTGTGTCCTTTAATAAAATATTTCAACAGACGCGAAAATCCTCCAACAATATTTGTATTTATTTTACCAGCAAATCTCAAAAGTTCATACTCATCAGTTATTGATGTATTACCCAAAGAGTTTCTTTTCTTCCCAAATGTTATAACAGTAATTAATTCGTCATTTAGATATAATCCCAATCTAACTTTATCAACTGAATCTCCCTGTAAATGATTTTTTTCTAAGAATATCTTTGAATCTGTTTTAGATATTTCTTTTATTACACATTCTCGGGCAAAAATTTTATTTTCGGTTATACCAAGGATGTTTTTAATTCGGGAAAAAACAATTTCTTTTTTTAATAATAATTCATCTTCAAAAATTTGTAATAATTTAATTTTCACATTTGTGGCAATCATTAGTTTTTCAAAATGATAAGTTTTGTCTTTCTCTCCATATATTTCAGAGTGATGATAATTTCCATTTAATTCTATTCCTAAATTATAGTCAATTAAAAATAAATCAATTTCTTTTCCATTTAACAATGTTCGATTATTATCTAAATGTTTTATTCCTAGTTCATTTATAAAATCTCGAAAAATTTCTTCCAATTTTGAGTTTTTAATTATTGGGTAACATTTTCTACAAATTGGTATTTTACCACTACCCAATAATGTGCTTGAAAAAACATTATCACATTTTAAACATTTAAAATTATATGGACGAGAAGTATTTCCATCTTTATTATTTATATAATCATCAAGTAAATCTAAATTATAACTCTTTAGTTTTGGGATTAAATAAAGTAAATGATTCTCTCGAAAAGTGGTTTTTAATTTTTCAACAAAAGGAGGAAAGTACATGGGGTGAGAAACACCATATTTTTCTTTAAAATTTTTTCTACATTTTTTTTGAAATTCATCTAACTCAAATAAACTTTTAACCCCATATTTTTCAATTATTACCTTTTTTGAGTTTTTTATTCTTTTGTCTTTATTTTCTTGAATTAGATTCCATTTTAATCTGCATTCATCAGAGCATAATGTTCGTTCATGTTTTTTTCTTTCTGTAAATTCACCTCCACATTGTAAACATATCCTTTGTTCTCTTACAGAAGGGTCTTTTTTGTTACCTAATAAATTATTTTTCCTGGCATATTCAAAATAGCATGTTCTATTACAAAATTTTTTATCTCGATGTTTAAAATTAGTAATAAACATTTTATTACAATTTTCACATTTTAATTCTATTTTCATAAGTGGTAAAATTTTAATATTATTAACAAGAACTTCTCTTCTTATAAATATATATAAAATAAAAATAATAAACAACAAAAAACCCCAAATTTTCGGGGTTTCTGACTTTAAATTAACAACTTATGATTAAATATTTTCAAAAGAAGCGCCTGTCGGAGTGATAATAAACTCAATATCAATGAATTCGAGACTTCTGGTTGGTTTTATGTAAATTTTACCCCTAAGAGTATTTTGATCAATATCTTCAGGGTCATTTGAAACTACCAGACGGAAATCATACAATCCTCTTTCTTTTTTGATTGCTTCGAGGATAGGATTAACCAATCTTGTGAATTCGTTTCTTACCTGTTCGTCATTCTGTTCGAAAAGTAACCTAACAGCAACCGCTGAAATAAGTTTTCTTGCTCTCAAGAGTAATCTTCTTACATTGATTCTATCTAACGCTGATTCTCTAACTTGAAGTGTTTTATTTCCCCAAATTATGGGACCCGTATCGGAGAATGTTGCGATTGGGTTAATTCTTGCCTTATAAAGACCATCTCTTTCATCAAGGGTCAACTTTTTAACCGCTTTAATAGCGTTTACAAGTCCTCTTGAATATCCAGCTACTGCGAACCAAGGATAGGATACGTTGTCAGTTAAAGCTATGTTTCTAACAACTTCCCCTGTTGGTGGGATGAATAGTTGTGTTGAGTTATCATTATCTCTAACCTGTATCCATGGCCAGTATACGGCTGAATAGTTAGAGTCCAATCCGATTGTGTCTATCATATCAATAATTTCATCGGCGGTGTCAACATTTGGAGAAGAGATAATATAAAGTGAATCCGCTCTTTCTGTTTCTACCATATCAATCGCTTGTTCTGTTAAGGAAGAATGATCATAGAAGTTAAGTCCAGGTGTTGCGAAGATATTAATATCAACAGCTTCAGGATTAGTGAATGTTTCAATACCTGCAAGATATGCGTAATAGTCAGAATTTCCAACATGATGACTAAATACTCCGCCATTAGTGTCCCAGTTATTAACATAAGTTGTTTTTCCAAAGATGTATGCGTCACTATTTGTTTTCACATTTCTGTAGATATCCCAACCATCAAAACCACCACACACAGCGAAGGTAAATTTACGATATGATGCGGTCGCTAACATTCCTTTATCGGTTCCTTCTAAATCATAAGGAGTACAATCATACATAAATCCTGTAATTGTACCACCAGTTATTGTTGCAGCATTTGCGGATAAGTGGAATCCAGTTGTTGTTGTGCTGGCGTTCTGTCCTTTGTATTTAAACAGGTCACTATCAAATCCCATTTGTGATGAAAGACCTAAAGAAACCTTTTTAACTTTGTCTGTTGGTAAATCATCTGGTTCGCCATTGGTATATGTAACAACATCTCCAGCGGTGTAATACGATGTTTTATACATTATATTACCTAAGATTAAATTTGGAATTGTATCAGCAACAAAACCTTTAAATCCTGCAGGAACTGCGTCCGTTGGATGTTCATCATTCATCGCCAGCATAATGTATTTTGACCTCAATTCATATTTGGTATCTGATGTACCAACTTTTAAAGCCACATATCCTGGTAATTCAGGGTTCATTGTACATCTACTATATTTTTCAAGTACAACTTGATTATCGTCTTCATCATTAAAATCTCGAACCAATAAATCGAATTCACCAGTTTCGAGATCAATGTTCTGAATCATTATTTTAACTGAATAGTTTGCTGACTCACCATCAGGAATAGTAAGAACCTGGAATAATTCATCAACTTTTCCACCACGTACTTCAGAAACAACCATTGGTGATGCCGGAGTGTCCCATCCAGTCATAAAATCTTCACCAACGCTATGTGTTATTACAGTTGTACTTAAACCTCTTATTAATCCACGATCATTTAAAGCTTTAATTAAATATGGATACGCTTCATATGTGTATAGTGGATAATCACTATGATTCTTATCATAAACATCAGAACCCAATACTTTTGAAATGTACTTAGTTGATGATATATCCAATGAACATGTGAATGTTTTCGTTCCACCAGTAGTTTGTGTGGTAATGGTTGCGGTAAAATCACTCAATGGATCAGTTGCAAGGGTAGTTGATGATAATGTAAGACCCGTTGCTGCTAAACTTAATGTAGAAGGACTTGAATAATGTCCTCTCGGTCTCAAAGCGGCAACAACTAAACCATTGTAAGGAAATCTCGATATAGTAAATGAATGAGATGATAAAGTATATTGGAAAGCATAAGAATATATTTCGGTTATACTCGCTCCTGTTATATTAGTGTAATAATTAGACCATGTAAATCCTGTGGTGTCACCAATAGGGCCAATCATTTCAGGACCGCCTGATAATAATCCCGCTATAGTGTTTACATCAACCAATCCAATTGTAAACCATTGTCCATCCGATGTATATGTTTGTGCAGCTATCCAGTCAGTTACACTATCACCAGTTGTTGCGGTTTTTCCAGATAACTCAGCGAAAAAACTACTAGAAGTTAATCCCGACGGTTGTATATTACTTTCATTAAGAGTAGACCCCAACGACCCCACGGTATAATTGACACCACCAAGTGTTGAGATACCGAAAGTTGTTACGGGTTTATAACCAGTTAAACCAAGTACTCTTGTTACAAATAATTGATTTGATTCTTGTAAATAAGCCTTAGCCACATATGGAAGTTCATATTTTGGATTTTTAGCCGAACTACCATCCTTTTCAGGTGATGTTGGTCCAAAATATGTTTTGAACTCATCAAAATTAGTTATTAATATAGGTTCGAAAGCTGGGCCTTTAAGTGTCTCCCCAACTAACCCTAATGTTGTAACACCAACGCTTTGTGCTACAAATGTTAAATCTTTCTCAGATGTGTATACACCTGGAGAAACGAATACTCTGTTTGAATTTCCCATTGATTATTATGTTAATTATTTATTTTATTCTTATTTATCATAAATATCTTTGTTTTTCCCAAAGATTTGTGAATAAAAAATTTAAAAGATAGTAATTTATCCTTTTTTCTCCTTATTTATCTATTAGTATGAAAAATAAGAGTAAAAATATCAAGATCAGCGAGAAACATCACGAAATTCTTAAATCCCATTGTGAAAAAAACGGATTAAAAATGTATCGAGTTGTTGAAAAATGGATCGATGAAATCAATAGGGTTCAAAAGAAGAAAGACATATATGGAGAATAATATATGTTATCTCAGATATGCAATTATGATTGAATCCTGATCTATTAATTGACTATAAGGATCAAGCAATGTCACGATGCTGCCCGTAAAGGTATACCCAACATCCTCTATTTGAACAAGACCATTAGCAGTGACGTATATAACACTATTTATCACATCACCCACATCGAATGTATAATCACCTTCGTTATATGTAAAATTTTGATATTCAAAGTGTAATAAGTTACCATAAGCATCTTGAAAAACATTACTTCTACCAGCGTAATAGGAAATCATTATCTTATCACCAGGGGATGGGGCAATAACAAAAGTAATTCTCGATGTTTGTCCCAACCAAAAATAATCAATATCAGGTCTTTGAACCTGACCGTTTTTTGAAACAATAAACAATTGTGTTATTTTTTCACCAACACTAAATACTGTCTGTGTGCCGTCAGCCGTAATTACAACGGTTTTAATATCAATCGTTGAATTAATAAATTTCTTCTCGTAGTTTTTTGTATCTATAAATTCATGTAATAAAAACAATCTACTTATTGCGGGTTTAACCTCAAACTCTTCAGGGTCGATTAAAAATCCCAACATAGTAAAATCATATGTTTGAACATAAAATCTACGATTTTCTAATGCGTCAATTGGTGAACTATCACTAATTTTATCCATAACAATTGGAATATAATGTCCCTTTACTGTGGTATATGCCTGTCTGGATGAAAACTTCTGTAATACGATTTTATTAAATCTATTTAAATCTCTGAATTGATTACAAACAAGTGTCACCTCGAAACTAATATCAATGGCAACTGGCTGCGGCATTTTATAAACATCCGCCCCCATTTGCGTACCGTTCCATGTTGGAACTGTAGCATAATGAAATGTTCTTCTATCGGGAATAGTTCGTTGAATAACAGGATTCGTTCCGGGCTGAACATCTGGTCTTCGTATAATTCCAATAAATGGAACTTTCATATTTCCATCTTCATCAGCAAATGTCCAGTTATTGGAGATCTCGCTCCATCTTTGTATTGTTAAAATTTTCGGAATAATCGGAATCTGTTCACCGTTAGAAATGACCTTTAGATTCGTTTTAACGAACTCTAACATTCCCATATCCAAATCATCGTGTAAGACGGGATCGGGCATATAGGAGTCAGATTTGGTTATTCTATCCAATAGTTCTTGCCTTCTATCTAGAATTTCCTTTTGAGTATAAACAGAAATATCGTTTTTTCTAGGGTATGTCATTTAAATTCCTCTAAATTCGTTTTCTTGTGTCGGTACACAAATTATTGTTCTATATGATGGTTTATATCCAAAATGGTGGTGTTTGTTATCCGCAGTAACTTTTCCATCATTTGAGACAGTATAATACCTCACTCTATTTTCACTATCAGGATATCCGATATAGTCACCAAACCTTATATCGATCTTTAAATCCTCTAATTGTTTTATATAAACAGACACCGTCATATTACCAGGCTCAAGAAATCTTAAAAGACCTGTTTTATACGACTTGTTTTCAGGTTCAACTATTTTTACCAGTCCATTAAATTCAACAGGTGGTAATACACTAATATGATCTTTTCCTGATTCTCCATAAACGTCATCAGTCTCAGATCGTGTTCTATCGACCCGATAAAGAACGAGAGTCATATTAAGATCTCCATGAAGATATTCCTGACCTAACTGTATGTGAAGGTCGAAATCATCTTCCGAGAAAAATTTGCTCAGCCTCGTTATAGGCAACTTGCTTTCCATATGTATAAATACTTTAGTTTTCCAATCTAATTATGTATATTAAGTTATAATTTATATATGGAGACAAAGATTCCCGAAATAGAGGCAAGAAACATTCTATCAACATATGAAGGTGCTAACAATCAATTGATAGAATGGAGAACCAGGTTTTTAAATAATAAGAGCTTCAATTTAACACGCCCACAAGCTGATTATGTATTAAAATACAATAAGATAACCCCTAAAGTTGCCAGAAAATACATTGACATTACCACATCATTTGGACAAAAATTAAAAGAAGAAAAATTATTCACAAAAACCATTGAAAAAATATGGTGCGAGAAGTTATTATGTGAATCAGATAAAGCATTTCATATCTGGGGTAAATATTTTGATACCGAACAAAATCACTCCATATGGATACCAAAAGGTGCGATTGTGCCATCAGAAAAAAAGTTAAAACGCATTATAGATTATTCTAAATATGACCATCGGCCACCAAAGGAATATCAAATACCCGCTATTGAAAAACTCGTGGCTAATGATAGGTTTATTTTAGCTGATGATATGGGATTGGGAAAAACCACAAGCGCCATTATTGCATCATTAGAAGTAGAAGCGAAGAAAGTTCTTGTTGTTTGTCCCGCATCCCTTAAACTCAATTGGCGAAAAGAGATAAAAAACTATTCAGATGAAAAAATTCTGATAGTTGAGGGTCGAAAATGGGGGTCAACCTTTAAATATTATATTATAAACTACGATATTCTTAAAAATTTCCACATAACCGAGAAAGATGAGAAGAATATGGAAGAAGAAGTGAGTGATGACTTGAAGTTATTAGTTAATGAAAAATTTGACTTAGCTATAATTGATGAGGCTCATATGATATCACATACCGAGGCCAAGCGTACAAAGTTAATGAATGACCTACTCAAAACCATACCTAGAGTATGGTTGTTAACAGGTACTCCGATGACTTCAAGGCCAATGAACTACTTCAACATCTTAGAAATAGTAGGATCTCCCGTTGCGTCGAATTGGCAACATTATGTTAAAAGATATTGTAAGGGTTTCAGATTTAAAGTCAATGGCAGATACATATGGAATACCAATGGTCATAGTAATTTGGATGAATTACGAGTAATGACCAAAAATTTGGTATTAAGACGACTAAAAACTGAAGTTGGTGATCTTCCTGATAAAATTATCTCAGAAATATTCTTAGAGTTAAAAAGTACATTTTACAATGAAGAACTTGAAGAATTTATGAGGATCTCAATAGAAAATAAACATAAAGATACTCTCCATGGTGAATTAGGAGAAAAACAAGAAGATGAAAGCGTCGCCTCCGTATTAGGTAGACTTATGAAGGTAAGACAGGTTATAGCATATGAAAAAATACCATATACCTGTGAATTAATTGATAAAGCTCTCGATCAAGATAAGAAAGTTCTTGTCTTTACGAATTTTACGATGACATTAGATATGCTACACGAAAAATATAAGAAAAATTCGGTAGTTTTAGATGGTAGAATGAATATAACACAGAAAGAAGCGGCAAAAGAGAAGTTTCAGGATGATCCAAAGATAAAGGTGTTTATTTTGAATATTCTTGCAGGTGGGGTTGGGCATAACTTAACAGCCGCTGAAGTTGTTATTATGAATGACCTATCATTTGTGCCGGGAAATCACCGCCAGGCGGAAGACCGAGCTTTCCGTGAAGGACAAAAAAAGAATGTTGTGGTTTATTATCCCGTCTTTGAAAATACAATCGAGCAAATTGTTTATAATATTTTACAAAGAAAGAAAGATGTCATCGATCAGGTGATGGGCGATGGAGAATATTCAGAATCTTTCGGTAAGGAGTTTATTAAGGAGTTGTTTTAAGTTTCGTTAAAAATTTGGTGACTTTATTCAAAAAAACATTATCTTCGTACTCACCAAGTGTGAGATGAATAACGACTTCACCGTCTTTTTTTATTTTTTTAATACTACTTTTCACTGTATCATCCGTCATCTCAATCTCGAATTCGATATGTTTCTCAAAACAGTATCTATTTAGATCAAGTAAAACATCTGTTAATTCATCATTCACATTTCCCATAATTATCCCAAATAAAAATATAATTAAAATTTTATAAAAAGTATAGTTTAATATGGCATCTATGCGTTATAATATACTATCGAAATAAATATTGAAATTATATGTCTTTTTAAAATTATTCGAATATTTATTATTGTATAGAAATCATATACTATTAATGTTAAAAGCGATTAAAATACGGATTTATCCCAATCAAGAACAAAAAATTTATATTAATAAATTATTAGGTTCTTGTAGATTTGTTTATAATAATTGCCTCGCATATAAAATTGAAAGATATAATGAAAATAAGTCTACTATTGGTTTTGCCTTATTGGGGAAGTATTTAATCGAACTTAAAAAGAAAGAAGAATATTCGTGGTTAAAAGAAAGTCATTCTAAAGTATTGCAACAATCATTAATTAATCTAGAGTATGCTTATAAATCATTTTTTAAAAATAGTCAGGGGTTTCCCAAGTTCAAATCCAAAAAAGATAATAAGCAAAGTTGTAGATTTCCAGTAGACGCTATTGGTGAAATACATGGAAATAGAATTAATATAATAAAACAAATAAAAAATATTCATTTTAAATGTGGAGTTACCGATGAAAAATATCTTAATAAAAATCAAGGACTAATCAAGTCAGCAACATTAATTCAAACTAAATCAGGTAAGTATTATTTTTCAATATTAATTGATAAAACTAACGCCAAACAATTACCAAAAACAGGTAATATCATTGGGATTGATTTGGGTATCAAAGATTTTATTGTTGATTCTGATGGTAATAAATTTGAGAATTTAAAACTAATCAGAAATAATAAAAAGAAATTAATTAAACTCCAAAGACAGTTAAACAAAAAACAAATGATTGGATCTGGCGAATATAAGTTAAATAAATATGGGAAAGAAATTGAAATAAATAAATCATCAAATAACAGAGAAAAAGCAAGAATAAAACTTGCCAAATTAAATGAAAAATTAAATAATATTAAAGAAAATTATTTACATCAAATTACCAATCAATTACTTAATGAAAACCAAATTATAGTAATTGAAAATCTTAATGTGAATGGTATGTTAAAAAATCATAAGTTGGCTAAATCTATTCAAGAATTGTCGATAAACAGATTTAAAAATATTCTCACATATAAGGCCAATTGGTATGGTAGAGAAATAATTAAGATTGATAGATTTTATCCTTCTTCAAAATTATGTAATAATTGCGGTTATAAAAATAATAATTTAACTCTTAAAGAAAGAAAGTGGAAATGTCCTGAATGTGGTGAGATTCACGATAGAGATTATAATGCTGCTATTAATATTAAGAAAGAAGGTCAGAGAATTTTATCAATTAAAGAAAATAAAATAGGGTTGAGTTCACCCGAATTTACGCTTGAGGACTGTCCTCCAATGGATGACAAGGCAGTAATGCCCCTAAAAAGTTATGACAGATTGATACAAGAAAAAAATGAATTATTATAGAATGATACATAATTCAGAACTATTTATGTAATATAGTAAAATAAATATGGCAACAACAGTAATAAATGCAGAAGACAGAGAAAAGTTATATACCCAAGTTTTACATCTCTTGGGAGTACCTGTTCGTGGGATTGAATTAACAGAAGAACAATTGGATACATTTCTGGAATTGTCAATCTCTGAATATGAACAATATGTGAATGATTGGTTAATTGAATCTCAATGGTCGTCATTAGCTGGTCTCGATGTTGATAATCAATCTCTAACACGAGCGTTCACAACAAGAAATTTAGATTATCAAACACAATATACGTACGCTTATTCTAAAATCGTTGGATTACAAGCTGGTGGAGATAGTGTATTGAAAAAAGATTATTTCGATTTACATGCAGGTCAACAAATGTATACAATACCAGCGGGCCGTGAAATAAATGAACTTCTATGGTTTACACGAGCAGAATTAACGGACTCAATCATTGACCCATTCTTAGGGGGATTCGGTGGACTTGGCGGCGTTGGATTTGGTGGTGTCGGTGGATTTGCACAAGTTGGGATGTCGGGTTCATACTTTATGTTACCAGCGTTCGACCTTTTATTAAGGATGCAGGATAGAAACCTTAAAAACAGATTAATCGGGGGTGAGTTAACCTACAGAATTACAGCTGGAGAAAACGGAACAAAAAATGTTCATTTATATAATGTACCAGGTGGTAGATTTGATTTTGGATCTGTTAAAAATAATAACTGGAAAGTTTGGTACTGGTATTATGAAACAACAAACAGAGATGATTGTTTGGCTAAGAATAAAGACATTATTAAATTACCATCCGATGTTATGACCGAAGAGTTAACATGGACAGCATTAAACACGCCAGCTCAAAACTGGGTAAGAAAATTTCTTATAGCATATTCTAAAGAAGGTCTTGCTAGAATTTGGGGTAAATTCTCAGGTGAATTGCAAGTTCCAGAAAGCTCAATTAAATTAGATTATCAATCTTTACTTACTGAGGCAAGAGATGAAAAAGTGAAATTGATCGAGGAACTCATAAAAAGATTAGAAAGACTTCTCCCTGATAAATTACTTGAAAGAAAGGCAAACGAGGCTAAATTCTTAAACGAAAGTCTCAAATATAGAGCAATGGTATATCCAATTCAGGTTATTTAATTTTTTTATTTCAAAAATATTGTTTATATTTATCATTAAGTAAGGCTAACTACGGATTTTCCGTAAGCTAATATGTCAAATTTAAAGTATAAACATGAAGGAAATAATTTCACAGAAGGTCATCGAAGACTTTCTTAACGGGGAAGATCCTGAAAAGTATATCGTTGGTATTGAGTACGATTACAAAAATAACACAATCTATAAAATTATTCAAGATCCTGAAAAGGGTAAAATCATAAAACAAGATACAATTGTACCATTTCTTTGGGTTGGAGATTTAACAGGACTCAATTTTTATCAGAATAATAAGACCCTCCAAAAGAAGAAAATGGGGGAATATGGTATCCTGATCGAATCACTCGACACATATGATGATCCCAGACTCAATAGCGGTCTTCGTTATTTAGTTAAATGTCTGAAAGGGTATACAGAACTTCTGAACTTCTTCAAACAGGGCGGAATCGATCCATGGGGTGATAAATATAAACAATATTTTCAAATATTAAATCCTGCCGAACAATATCTTGTACAGAAAAGAAAAAGATTATTTAAGGGTATTGACGAATATGAGGATGTACATAGGCTTGTATTTGACATTGAGACAACGGGATTAAATCCTGAAACGGATAAAATAATTATGATTGGAGTTAAAAACAATCGTGGACTTCAACACTCCATCGATGCTTTTGGTGAAAACGGGGAACAAAGATGTATTACGGAGTTTTTTAATCTTATTAGAGAGATAAAACCCACGATTATTGGCGGTTATAATTCAGCATCCTTCGATTTTCCATTTATTATGAAAAGAGCGGAGATCTTAAAGATGGATATCCAAAAATTGACACAAATTCTATCACTTACAGGAATTAAACTAAAAGAAGGAATATTAAAACTTGCAAATGAGATAGAACCATACAATCAATATGTTATATGGGGATTTAATATCATAGATATTTCACATTCTGTTCGTAGAGCACAGGCCATCAACTCAGAAATCAAGAGTTGGGGTCTTAAATACATCACCAAATATCTTGAAAAAGAAAAGCCAGATCGAATTTATGTTGACGGGGCACATATTTCCAAGATTTACTTGGGTGGAGAAAGTTATTATGTAAATCCAAAGACAGGTGGATGGAGAAAGATCGGAGATCCTGGCACGGAGGGACTTTTGGAGAAATATCCAGGAAAATATGAGATTTGGCCAGGAAGAAAACTCATAGAACAGTATCTTGACGATGATCTATATGAAACAATGGTTGTTGATGACGCTTTTAGTCAGGCAACATTCCTGTTATCAAAATTAGTACCGACCACATATGAAAGAATCGCCACAATGGGAACGGCAACCTTGTGGAAATTGATTATGTGTGCGTGGTCATACCAAAATAATCTCGCAATACCGGAAAAAGACGAAAAAAGAGATTTTGTGGGCGGTTTATCCAGATTATTAAGAGTTGGGTATTCAAAAGGTATTGTAAAATTCGACTTTGCGTCTCTTTATCCAGCTATTGACCTTGTATATGACATATTTCCTACTTGTGATGTATTGGGAGCCCTGAAAGCAAAACTAAAATACTTTCGTAATATCCGTATTGGATATAAAAGGCTTAAAGAACAATATGAAAAAACCGACCCTGTATTATCTGAAAAATATGATAGAAAACAATTACCTATTAAAATATTTATCAACGCATTTTTTGGATCTCTATCGGCGCCCAAAGTTTTCCATTGGGGAGATATGAATTTAGGTGAAATGACAACTTGTATCGGGAGACAATTTCTTCGTATGATGATTATGTTTTATTCAAAAAAAGGATATGTTCCTCTTACAATGGATACTGATGGAGTTTGTTTTTCTATGCCCGAAGACATTGATAGTCACAAATATATTGGTAAAGGAAACAATGAATTGGTTGAAAAGGGTAAAGAATATACCGGCATCTATGCTGATACAGCGGAGTTTAATGACATATTCATGAGAGACGAGATGGGATTGGATATTGACTATACTGCCTTATCAATGATTAATGTGTCTAAAAAGAATTACATATTAAAGATGGAGAAAAAGGGTAAAATAAAAATAAAAGTAGTGGGAAATACCCTTAAATCCAAAAAATTACCACAATACATTGTTGAATTTCTTGACGAAGGATTTAAATATCTGGTAGATGGTGACGGTTTATCTTTCATCAATCTATATTATGACCATATTGATAAACTATATAATCATCATATTCCATTAGTTAAAATTGCCAACAAAGCCCGTGTTAAACAAAGCGTTGAAGATTATAAAAAATATATAAAGAAAAAAAATAAAGGTGGATCATTCATGTCTCGTCAGGCACATATGGAACTTATTACACAAGATGAATATCCCGCATCACTTGGTGAAACAATATATTATGTTAATAATGGTACAAAAAAATCCGATGGAGATGTTCAAAAAGTTTCAAGTTATGATCAAAAATACACAAGAAAGCAATTAGTTGAATATCAGGATGCTCACGAGGGAAAACTTCCACCAAAGAAATTACATATTGAAATCAATTGTTATCGAGTTTCAGAGAACGATATTCTGAATAACCCAAATATGACGGGCGAATATAATATCGAGAAATACATTGCTAATTTTAATAAACGAATTCTACCATTACTTGTGGTATTTAAACCTGAAATCAGAAATGATATCTTAATTGAAAATCCCGAAAATAGACAATATTTTACCGCATTACAATGTGAACTTGATAATGGTCATCCATTAATCCCAAAAGAGAAAAGAACAACTAAAAAAATAAAAGAATATACGGGTCTACCAGAAGCGCCAAAAAAGAAAGCAGTGTCTAAAAAAGGACAGGATGAAATAGAAGAAGTTATGACATTATCTGATGGTGAAGTAATATTCTGGAATCGTGTAGAAAAAGATCCATATTTTATGTATGTTAACGATAGTTTATCACTTGTGGATCAATATTGGGTTGATCATAACAGAAAAGTTGTCAGATTAGAGGCTGAGAGTAGTAAAGTTATTGAGGAAGATGAAATTATCTCCAATGATGGTAGAGATTTAGCTTATCACGCAACTGAAGTTTAAATAACGTTGATATAGAGTTTATCTCTTATTGGAACAATAAGTTTTGTTGTGTTATTTTGATCACTATCTGTAAACTGAATTATAAATTTTCCTTCAAATTTACCTGTTTCTGATGTTTGTAATTCCGTAAAACGATAGATGATATAATATTCGTCTGTCGTTTGGTTATATTTCTTTGTTCTCAAAGCTATAGAACACGGGGCATTTAGAATAAACGGAATTCCTGTTTTGGTATCCACCATTTCAAATGTAATCTCGGAATTTTCCAATAACTCATTAAATGATGATTTATCATTCTTTCCATCATCAATTAACCTCATTTTTAATATCGGGTCTGTTGCCCCTTGTCTTATATAGAAATCCATATGTTATAAATATATATTAAACATTATTCCAATTATTATCCATAGCACATAATGCGCCTGTTGTTAATAAACTCCAGTCTGTTCCATCAGTTACTTCAGGAATTACAACATTATCACTATAATGAGTTACTTTTAAGTTTTTAGACATCCATTCCTGTGTACCGATGCAAATTGTTGGATAAATATTACCATCAATATCTGTCATTGTGCTGGTTTGTCCATGTGATAATCCTGTAGAATTATTAACAAGACGAATTGAATATCCTCTATTTTTTGACATAGGAGTTCCTGATGCCGCTATGAAAAAATTGGTGTCTCTTTGCATAAAAGCAAAATATCCATTAAAAGTATCACCCGATGTGCTTGACCATAGCAGAGCAGAATATCCCATAAAATTATCAAAATTTCCATACTCTTGTCTGTAACCAAAAGGTAATATATTAAGTCCCGAACTATTGTTTGACGCCTGATCATTTCCTGGCGTACCTGGTGTTGAAAACACAACCCATCCATAAGTAGATGCAACTGATTTGGCAATATCGTCTCCACTTCCGCCATATCCATACCCATTATTAATAAGATAAGTCCTTAATGTTTCCCAATTAGTATTTGACGGCATTTCCCATCCTGATGGCGCTATACTTGAACCTGTATATGTTGAAATATACCAGTTATATAAAAGACCCTGTGGAATTGGCGTTGGTGTTGGTGTTGGCGTCAATGACGATGTTCTGGTTGGTGATACTGTTATGGTTGGTGTTATGGTTGGTGTTATGGTTGGTGATACTGTTATGGTTGGTGTTATGGTTGGTGTCACTGATATGGTTGGCGTTATAGTCGGCGTGAGCGATGGAATCGGCTGAACCAAATTACACCCTTCATCACATGTGTTATACGGACCACCAGTTATTGTTATGGCGATACCGCCCAAATTATCTGTACTCATTATTTCTACCGAGCTACCGCCGTCATATGTTGTGGCATAAAATTTACCAACCGTACACACAATAGTTGTTTCAATTTGAAGGTTAATAACTTGATAATCGCAAAGTCCGTTAGTACAACTACCCAACAATACTCTATATCCAAATATTGTTGGAGTTGGGGTTATGCTAGGTGTTGGTGTTATACTTGGTGTTATACTTGGTGTTATACTTGGTGTCGGAGTTATGCTAGATGTTATTGTTGGTGTTGGTGTCTCACTTGGTGTAATTGATGGTGTTTCACTTGGAGTTACAGTTGGTGTTTTTGTTGGCGTTTTTGTTGGTGTTATCGATGGTGTTATCGATATTGATACCGTTATTGAGGGTGTTAATGAATTAGATACTGTTAGTGATGGTGTCACACTTGGTGTTAACGATATCGATGGTGTCACACTTGGTGTTAACGATATCGATGGTGTCACACTTGGTGTTAACGATATTGATGCCGTAATTGACGGTGTTGGTGATGGAGTAGGAACAAATACATAACACACTTCATCACAAGTGTCATATGGACCACTTATTATTGTTACCGAAAGCCCCCCTATTGCAGATACACTATCTATTAATACAGATTCAAAACCTAGTAAAGTACTCAAATAATATTTACCAATCACTAATGGAGTACTTGTTTCTATTTCTGTTGTTAATGAACTCTCCGTATCACAGGTAAATCCAGTAGTACATGTTCGCATTGTAGCATTATATCCCCATTTTGTCATAGTTGGAGTTACACTTGGAGTTCTCGATGGTGTAAATGATGGAGTTATTGATGGAGTAATTGTAATTGACGCCGTTATGGTTGGCGTTATAGTTGGTGATACCGTTTCACTTGGCGTAACGGTTGGTGATACCGTTTCACTTGGCGTAATGGTTGGTGATACCGTTTCACTTGGTGTAATGGTTGGTGATACCGTTTCACTTGGCGTAACGGTTGGGGTTTCAGTTGGTGTCGGTGTTCCACTTGGCGTAATTGAGGGTGTTATCGATGGCGTTATCGATATCGTAATTGAGGGTGTTTCACTTGGTGTAATTGAGGGTGTAATTGAGGGTGTAATTGAGGGTGTAATTGAGGGTGTAGGTGATGGTGTAATTGATGGCGTTCTTGATAATGTTCTCGATACTGTTCTGGTTGGCGTAATAGTTCTAGTTGGTGTAATTGTTACAGTTGGTGTAGGTGTTATAGTTCGTGAAACAGATATAGATGTTGTTATTGTTGGTGTTACGGTTGGTGTTACGGTTATAGTGGGAGTTATTGTGGGTGTTCGCGAAGGACTTGCCATCATAACTTCATCAGCACACGCTTCGTCACATTCAACTATTGTGTAACTTGGTTTTATAAGAGTATTATAACGATCAAAAACATATGGAAAATTCATTATATCTTCAAAATATGCGGCATATTTGATTGTGTAACAACAAACACTATTATGTAGATCTCCCGATCCACTTACTCCACCGCCAACGGCATGAACAAACGGTTGAAATCCTCTATCTGATAAAACAACTTCTTCCCAATCTTTGAATTTAAAAACGGGCACATTACGGAAATTTGCAATTAAAGAATGAACATCATTTATTTCAAGTGGCCTTCCATTATGATATATTTTTAATGTACCTAATCGTTTATTTCTTTCATCTAACCACTTATGATTTAATTCTTCTGTTGTTGTACCTGTAACTATTGTCGAACCCGTGGTAGATGTATATCCTGTATTTATTAAATCATTCCACCCACCTTCATTGGGTATTTCACAATCAACATAATAATAATATCTTTCAAAAACAATCGTTATATTAAAGTCATCCGATGTT